AAAACTCCTGTTGAGTTTAAAGCCTTCGTTCAAGTTATGGCACCTGAGAATAAAAACTTAGGTAATTCTAAAATTGAACAGTTTGAACCTGGTAATGTTAGAATATCTGTATATCAATCTCATTTAGAAGAATTGGATATTGATATTGAATATGGTGATTATATTGGATACTACGAAACCGAGACAAGAGTTAGATACTATGTTGTGGCTAATGATGGTAGGGTTGTGTCTGATAATAAACATACTTACGGTGGTTATAAACCATTTTATAGGACAATTATTGCAACACCTGTAAGTGAAAATGAATTTAGAGGTTTATAATGAAAATAATAATTAGCGAAAGACAAAAAAATTTAATAATGGAAACTGTCACAAATAATGAAGTAATTTGTGACGAGTGTGGTTGGTCTTGGGATTTATCTGAAGGAGGGGACGACCCATATATTTGTCATAAATGTGGTCACAATAATTCTGAAGAGGACTTTAAAGGATTAAGAGTTATGGTTTACTATAATTTACACAAACATACGTTTTCAGTTACATATAAGTCAAAAGTTATTCTTCACGCCGATTATGTTAAATTAACAGATGTTGAGTTTAGAGTTAGACAAGGTGGTAAAGATAAAGTTAGAAGTGAAAAAAGTAAGAATGTTCACGCATTTGTTATTGGTACTTTGGTTGATTATTGTCAATACCCTTGTGAAAATATTCCTGAAGAGGCTAACGATAATGTAGTCACATACAATCCTTACAAATACGATAGTTTTGTTTATAAATCAAATGAGAAGCCAGTATACACTGCAAAAGAAGTTGATATGATAAACAAAAAAAATAAATTATTTGTAATTAATGAAATAAGAAAGTAATGGGATTTCCTAAAAAAATAAAAAAAGATATTAGTTTAACACCTCACAGAACTTTATATCCAAGAAGAGTTGAGTTGTTAGATAAGATAAATGAAAACGGTACATTTTTACCTAAGTCTATTTTGCACGCCGATTTAGATAGAGGATTTTTAGATTTTGTTAAAAACGATTTAAGAGTAGTTTCTGAAGGAAAAGTTATTCCTAATATTGATATTATAATCACAACACAAAATTGGGCTCAGTTTACTCAAACTTGGAATTTCCAAGATTTAGATAAAAACGTATCCCCACCATTCATTAGTGTTATTAGAGCCCCCGAAATAAAATACGGTTCTAATCCATCCCTACTTTATACAATACCAAATAGAAGACAATATTATTATGCGTCAGTTCCTAGTTTTGACGGAGATAGAATAAATGTTGACGTATATAAAATACCTCAACCTGTTCCTGTTGATATAAAGTATTCTGTAAAAATAATTTGTAATAGAATGAGAGAATTGAACTCGTTAAATAAAACTATATTACAAAAATTTTCTTCAAGACAAGCCTACACAAATATTAAAGGTCATTACATTCCAATTATTATGGATAATGTTTCAGATGAATCTGTAATGGATATTGAAAAAAGAAAATATTATATCCAAAGTTATGATTTTACAATGTTAGGATTTTTAATAGATGAAGATGAGTTTGAAGTTAAACCTGGTGTTGAAAGGGTATTCCAAATATACGAAGTTCAAGAAGGTGGTAACAAAAAGAAAAAAAGACCAGCTTTAGAGAACCCAAAAAATTATCCTGTGGTTATAGAATTTGTTGATGAGAACTCATTAGTTGTACAAAGATTTTACGATACTGTTGATTTAACATTAATTAAAACTAATAATGTCAAAAACTATGATGTTTATATTGATAATGAATACTATGGTAGGAATCCTACTAAAATACAAGTAAACGGAAATGATGTTGTTAAGTTTGAAATTGAAAAAGAATTTACAAATCAAACATCAACAATAACGTTTGAAGCTACCTTAGTTTAACTTTCTCCGTAGATATCCTTCTTTTCTTTACAAGTTTCGATTATTAAGTTCTCAATAAACTTATAAATTTTAATACCTCTCTTATCACAGTACCTTTTTAGGATATCGTGTGATTCCACCGAAATTTTAAGATTTTTAATCTTTTTGATTGGCTCTTTCATATTAATAAGTAGAAAAAAGGCAGAAAAAAGTCTGCCAGAATATAAATATGTTTTCAAAAGTAAAGTTTTTTCATCTAAAAACGAATATTTATGAATAAATAAAACTGAACAGAAATTTAAAAAATAATGGCAACAAACAGTAAAGTATTCGTGTCACCAGGTGTGTACACTTCTGAAAGAGACTTAAGCTTTGTAGCTCAGAGTGTTGGGGTAACAACTTTAGGTATTGTAGGTGAGACTTTAAGAGGTCCTGCATTTGAACCTATCTTTATTACGAACTATGACGAGTTCCAAGCTTATTTTGGGGGAACTAACCCTGAGAAATTTATAAACACACAAATTCCAAAATACGAGGCATCGTATATTGCAAAATCATACCTTCAACAATCAAATCAATTGTTTGTAACAAGAGTATTAGGTTTATCAGGATATGATGCGGGTCCATCTTGGTCAATTCAAACAATTGCCAACGTTGACCCAACTACGGTTCATTTTGATGAAATTTGTAGCGGAACTCCAAACTATACCGCAAACACTTGTGATATTAATTGTACTGCACAGACTGTTAGTTTCGATGTTACATTTACTGGTTGTTCAAACCAAGATGGTTCAATAACTTTCTTAACTAATTTCCCTGAAGAAATACAAAATATATTAACAAATGAATATACTCAATTTGATGGAGGAACATCTTCATTGTCTCAAGACATTAAAGACCAATTATTAGGTATATTTGCACAACCAAGTTTAAGTGCGTCTTCAATCAATTATTGGGGTACAATTCCAAGTTATGATTATGATATCTTAAACCCTGTTTTCTCGGCAAACACTAACAACGTATTTGGTGTACCAAGTGTAGATTCTGCACAAACAGATTATACATCTTCATACAATGACCCTTGGTATTACGCGTTATTTAATAACTATTCAGGAAACAGTTATTCAGGTTATTCTTTCTGGACTGTTGTAACAGATTTAACATTGTTACCAAAAACAACAACTACTACAACAACTTCAGCACCAATAACAACAACAAGTACAACTCAAAATCCTTGTAACACAACTACTACAACAATTCCTGTAAGTACAACAACTACAACAATCCCAGATTGTTTCTCAGGAACTGTACACGGTAAGTTATATTACTACACAGGTACTTCTTATAGTAACTACAACAATTTAGTAGTTGCAACTTTACGTTCTAGAGGTTTATCTAATTATAATTCAACTCAAAAAGGACCTGATTATGAAGTTAGTCAATTAAGTGCAGTTACTTTAGATTTCAGTGGTAGTTATAGTGCGGTTACTAAAAATCCTTTTGCACCATTTGCGGTTAATGTAACTAATGATGATGGAAAAACATATGTGTTCAAAACTTCATTACAAAGTTCAGACTCAACTTATGTATCTAAAGTATTTGGATTAGGTAACTTCTCTAAACCAAGAACAGAGGTTCCATTATTCTTAGAAGAAAGATTCTCAAGTTTATTAAATTGGGCTTACAAGAAAGGTTACATTAGAGGTTTAAGACAATCTTTAGTATCGTTAGATTCTGCAAGAAGTGAGGAATTGGATAACATCGCATTTTATGTTGAAAAATACCAAACACCTGAATCTCCTTGGTTAGTTTCTGAATTAAGAGGTAGTCAAGTTTATAAATTATTTAAATTTATATCAATTGCTGACGGTAACAGTGCTAACGACCAATTAAAAATATCAATCGCAAATATTTCATTTAACAATTCAACATTCGATGTTATTGTTCGTGATTTTTACGATACTGATGATGCACCTGTAGTACTTGAAAAGTTTACAAACTGTTCTATGGACCCAGGTCAAAACAATTTCGTAGCTAAAAAGATTGGTTCCCAAGATGGTGAATTTGCGTTAAACTCTAAATTTATAATGGTTGAGATTAATGAAGATGCACCTGTAGATTCACTACCTTGTGGTTATGAAGGATATAACTTTAGATTATACGATGGTGTTACTTCTCCATTCCCAATCTACAAAACTAAATATGATTTCCCTGGCGAGGTGGTTTATAACCCACCATTTGGATATTCAACAGGTAATGATGACCCTGCAGTTTCTTCAGGAGATAACGTTAGACGTACTTATTTAGGTTTATCTACATCAATTGGATATGACTTAGATTTCTTCCAATATGTTGGTAAACAAAATTTAGGTACTATGTGTTCACCAGCTTTACAAAGTTGGCCATATATAACTAAAGGTTTCCATATGGATTCAGGAGCAACTGTAGTAACAATTCCTGATGGATATACGACTTCAGGTCAAACTGCATTTGCGGTTGGTTCGGCACCATTCAGTAGCGAACCTACAAATACAGATAGTCCATACTATAGACTATACTCTAGAAAATACACATTATTTGTGGCTGGAGGTTTCGATGGTTGGGATATCTACAGAGAATATAGAACAAACGGAGACAGATTCGTGTTAGGTCAATCAGGTTACTTGGCAGGAGCTTGTGCTGACGATAGATACACAAATGCAACAGGTAATGGTTTATTCTCAAGAATAACTGTAGGTGATGATTCAAATGATTGGGCAAACACTGACTACTACGCATATCTATTAGGTCAAAAAACATTCTCTAACCCTGAGGCGGTAAACATCAACGTGTTTGTAACACCAGGTATTGATTATGTTAACAATAGTAACTTAATTGAAGCAGCAGTTGATATGGTTGAAAATGATAGAGCAGACTCGTTATACGTTTGTACAACACCTGACTTTAATATGTTTGTACCTACAACTACAAACCAAGAAGATTTCATCTACCCAACTGAAGCGGTTGATAACTTGGAACAAACAGGTATTGACTCTAACTACACCGCAACTTACTACCCTTGGGTATTAACTCGTGATACTGTTAATAACACTCAGATTTACATTCCAGCAACCGCTGAAGTAACAAGAAACTTAGCGTTAACAGACAACATCGCTTTCCCTTGGTTCGCATCAGCGGGTTACACAAGAGGTTTGGTAAATGCTATCAAAGCAAGACGTAAACTGACTCAAGAAGATAGAGATACTCTTTATGTTGGTAGAATTAACCCAATTGCAACTTTCTCAGATGTGGGAACTGTAATTTGGGGTAACAAAACTTTACAAGTTAGAGAATCTGCACTTGACAGAATCAACGTAAGAAGATTATTGTTACAAGCTCGTAAATTAATTTCAGCAGTAGCAGTAAGATTGTTATTCGAACAAAATGACGAGAAAGTAAGACAAGACTTCTTAGATTCAGTTAACCCTATCTTAGATGCAATCAGAAGAGACAGAGGTTTATACGATTTCCGTGTAACAGTTTCGTCTTCAACTGAAGATTTAGATAAAAACCAATTAGTAGGTAAGATTTATATCAAACCAACTAAAGCATTAGAATTCATCGATATTGAGTTCTTGATTACACCAACAGGTGCATCATTTGACAATATCTAATACTTATAAATGGTGGGGAGTAATCCCCACCTTTAGCCTTTAAATTAAAATATGAAAAGAATAATAAACGAAGGATTTACTCAAGAAGGAACACCAGATTTAAAGTACTATGCTTTTGATTGGGACGATAACATCGTAACAATGCCGACTAGAATTATGTTAAAGGATAGTAACGGTGATGAAGTTGGGATGACCACTGAGGATTTCGCACAATATAGGACTCAAATTGGTAAAGAAGAGTTTGAGTATGATGGTAAAACTATTGTGGGTTTTGCGGAAAATCCATTTAGAAATTTTAGAACTGAAGGTGACAAATCATTTTTAGTTGACGCTATGT